ATCCAAGGAGCCACGCCAAGGCGCCGCCCATGCCTCGCGCTGATTCCCGCGCATAGGACTTTTGCCGCCATTGCCCATAGGACCGGCACAACACACATCAACCCAATTTACCGCATCAGCGGCCGAACTGAGGATCTCAGCGTCATTGTGCACCTCCTGGGCGCCGGGAGCCATCACATCGGTAGACATTTTCGCCAACCGAAACAAGCAACGAATTGCTTCTCCCCGATCCCCCGCGGCGTTAACGCGGGACCCGCCCCTCGAGGAAGGAGGCCAGGTCGGCCCCCTCCCTAGAGAGGCCGGGATTTTCACTGGTAATCGGCCATCATGCCCAAGAACCTGTCGTCATGGATCACGGCAGGGAGGACATTGACAGACCGTATGAGGCGCTCGAGGTCCGCCACGTCATTGGCAGACCAACCATATCGATCCGCGCAGAACCCAAGCACGGCATCAATCATGGCACCCTCGGAACCATCTGGGATGGCGTACCGGAGCTTGTAGTCGTAGGACTCGATTACAGCGGAGGCGGCAACCTCACTCCCATTGGAGCCACAGCGGCGCAACACGTCACAGAACGCGCCAGCCAGCGGCCACCAGGAAGGAAAGTTCAGATTCAGAGCAAGAGCCGCGGCCACGCGTGCTGTTGCAACTGCGGAATCGTCCAAACCCGTGATCTTGCAAGGATTGGTGAGCACCTTGCCGCACTTGATCAGGATCGTGCTGGGGGCTGGAAACCACCCAGGCACAGAATCACAGAAGAAGGCACCACGTAGAAAGAGGACATTTCCCAAACGATCTGAAAATTCACACTTGATATCAAGCCCAAACCGTACGTATCCAGCACGCAGTTCGGACTCCCAGTCTGCAGGAGCAGCTTCAAGTAGATCGAGGCTCGCAATCAAGAAAACGCACAAGTTCACAGTAGTATTCCCGGTAGTTGTATCAGTGGCTCCAGTTGGCATCTGGACCCCATGATCCCCGCGGATCAAGAGCTCGCCGCGGGCAGCGGCGTACTCATACTTTCGACAGTGTTCAAGATCGGCAACGCATGTCTCGGGCATACCCAATGCCCGATAGACCTCCCGCGTGAAAGACCAAGCGGCCTCCCCCATGGTGTGATCACATTTCACCAAATCCATTCCCACG